GTCGTGTGTCGGGTCCCCTCCTTCTCTCACTAGGTTATAGTGAGCAGTCGCAGCTAATGCCGACTGTATCGTTGCCATCTGACAACGATGTGAAGGTTTGGGGTTCGCAGCTTATAGCTGCGTCACGCCCGTCACAGCCAAACGCCTCTCTCGTGACAGCCTTGGGTGAGCTTCTCCATGACGGCTTGCCGTCCATGGTGGGTTCCGCGCTCTTCGCAAAGCACTCTAACTTCCGATCTTTTGGAAGCGAGTACTTGAACGTCGAGTTTGGAATCAAACCGCTCCTCAAGGACATCTTCTCCATCTGCAACGCCGTGAAGAAATCTTCACGGATCGTTGCGCAAATGGAGCACGACTCGGGTAGGTATACCCGACGTAGGCGTTCTCTCCCGCCTGAGCGTAACGTGACTGAGCAGGTTCGTCGAGTGCCAGCAGAATCGGCATTCTTCGGTCCCTACCAGTCGTACGTCAACTCAAGCAACGGTTTCAGGAACCAGACTGTAACCGACGTCACTTCTCGTGACGTCTGGTTTGCAGGTGCCTTCTCGAGCTACACCGATCCAGGTGTTACACTGGTCGGTAAGTTCAAGAGGTACGAGGCGCTCGCTAACGCGCTCCGAGGTACCCGCCTCACGGCGGAGACTATCTGGAATCTGGCACCATGGTCGTGGCTCGTCGATTGGGTCAGCGACGTTGGAAGTGTTATATCCAACGCCACTGAACTCCAGGAAGACGGGCTCGTCATCAAGTACGGATACCTCATGGTGAAAACAACCACCATCAGGACCGTAACCGCAGAGGGCTGGTTTCAAGGCCAGTTCTCTCCGATCTCTGTTGCAAACACTTACGTTTGTGAACGTAAGGAGCGCTTCAGAGCGACGCCGTATGGTTTCGGTCTCAAGCTGGAGGGGTTTACACCCCGCCAGTGGGCCATCCTCGGAAGCCTTGGTTTATCTTCGGCTCCCGGACGTCTCTCTAGGGCTTAAGCCCTAGTGTAGGCAACCCTCCCCAGTAAACTGCTGGGGAGACACCTCCAATCACAACTGAATACTCTGTATCCAGGGTGAGGACGCTGCTATGCTCTCTGACTCTCAGATCATCAAGATCGCAACCGTTGATCACACGCTCGCGCGTGTTCCTGAGAACTCTCAGGAATCGGGCTCCTTTGCGGAGGCCGATGCCAACATTCGTTTCTCGGTTTCGCACTCTGCTGGAAAGCAGACGCGTACCGCGATTCGTCTCGCGACCTCGAAGACAGTTCCTGACCTGCTCCTGACCGGCGTTTCGAACGTCGTTCAGGCCCAGGTCTACATCGTCGGCGCGTTCCCCAAGCAGGGGTACACCGTCGCACAGAAGAAGGAACTGTTTGATGCCCTCACGGACTGGCTCAAGGCCAGTTCGGGCGCGAACCTGACTAAGGTTCTCGGCGGGGAGGCGTGACGAGTATTCCCGTAGACCTGGTCCTTCTCGGACTGAGTCTGTGGGTTCCACTCATCATCATCCCTTCCGGCCTTGCCATCGCTATTCTTAGCCGTGGCAAGAGGGTTACTGCCAAGCACTAGTGCTTGTCAGTCAAGAGTCTCGGGCAAGCTGAGGACTCACGAACTCCGATTAAGGGGCCGTGATGAAAAGCCTGACCGCGTTCTTGCAGGTGCTCCTCCTGGAATTGGGGGAGCGATGTGGCGTAAGCACCATCCGCGATTGTAAAACGATCGCGGAGAGATTTGAACACGAGGGGCAATCGTTTCTGACGATTACCCTGCCGTCCTTTGGTGCAGACCTCCAAAAAGGTCTGGACCAAGGGTACGTCGATCACGACCTGTTCCAGGGTTTCTCCTGGACAGGCGGTCTCCCCCGATTGCTCGGAGGTTTCCTTGATCTTGTGTTCGATCGCAAGACTGGTCGCTTGCTTGACACACCCGATGTGAACGCCATTTCCGCTATGCGTCAGATCACTCTGATGTTTGCGAAGATGGAATTACAGTGCTCGCCCGCAAGGGTTGAGGCTGCGTTCACCGGGTATCTCAAGTGTGAGCAGGATCTTCGATCATCCGATCGTGAGTTCACAGGCTTTGCCTATGAACAGTTTACACGCATCGGTGCCATGCTCTGGAGTGAGCTCCTAACCAGCGTAGACCAGAAGGTCTACGATGGAGAGATCATCCCAAAGCACGGTTCGGGATCCACTGCTGACGGTCTTCGAGGTAACTCGAAGTACAATCAGACGCAGTGGACTTCAAGACTGGAAGAGTACTTCCCTCACGGGGAGTTCCTCTTCTCGTCCTGGAGTCACTTTGGTGACACCGAAATCGAGTTCCTCGAACCCGGGTCTGAGATCCCTGTCAAGGTGATCACAGTTCCCAAGACGCTCAAGTCACCCCGTATCATCGCTGAAGAACCCACGTGCATGATGTATGCACAGCAGGGTCTTTTTGAGGTGATACAGGAAGCCTACAGGAGCTTTACAACCTCCCGTAGCTTCATCTGCTCGGATTCCCAAGAGCCTAACCGGCTCCTGGCCCGAAAGGGTTCCATCACTGGAGCCCTTGCTACGCTAGACCTTAGCGAAGCGTCAGATCGTGTCTCGAATCAGCATGTACGTGCACTGCTTCGCAACCACCCCCACCTCGCGGCGGCGGTGGATGCTTGCAGGTCACGGAAGGCTGATGTGGATGGCCACGGAGTAATCCGCTTGGCCAAATTCGCGTCCATGGGTTCAGCTCTCTGCTTTCCCTTCGAGGCCATGGTATTCTGTACTATGGTCTTCGTCGGGATTGAACGAGAGCTCAAGCACCA